AGTCCATTAGTGGACGTAAATGAGATTGATTTAACAACTACAATACCTGCTGTATCAACATCTATTGGCGTAATAGTTGTAAGGGATACATGGAAAGGACCGGAATTAAAAGTTCAGTTAGTCAACACTATTGATGAATTGATTGAAATATTTGGTAGACCTGAAGAAGCAGTTGACAATGAACATGGTCAGTCTTATGAAGACCTAATAGCAGCAGTAGGTTTTTTACAATATGGCAGTAATCTATATTGTACAAGGGTATTACCTGTTAGTGCTACATTTGCAGGAGCATATGGAACTATGGATGTATTAGGTGCTTCTACAAGTTCAAGTTCAAGTTCAGTAAGCTCAAGTTCTTCTTCAAGTTCAAGTTCAGCAAAATGTCTTGGAATTGACTGTGATGATCTTAATGGTTGCAATGAAGTATTTTGGATTCCAGTAACAGGATCATATGTAGATGTTGATGAAGGATGGTTATCTGATGTAGATGGAAAACTCTTTTTAGGGGGGAATTCATGGAGTTCATATTCACCTGATATAATTATATATTGTATATCCGGTAATACTTCTAATGTAAATATTCGTGTTAGAGATGATAATGGGCCAGGTTCAACTACTCTTACTTTTAATAATGTAAGTGGTGGCATTCTTAATATAAGTTCATTAAATGAAAGACTTAGTTGGATGACAGTAGAAACTATTGATGGGTCACAATTTAATCTAAAATTTGAACTTGATCCTGTACCTACTCCTGGAACTTAATAAAGAGAAATTATTTTTTTTTATTAAAAAATATAAATATATATGAGATATAGAAGCTTTAGGTATTTAACCTAAAATAGGGAGAAAAATTATGACAATGTATCTAAGTCCTTTAGTGGACGTGAATGAAATTGATTTAACTACAACTATCCCTGCTGTAGCAACTTCGATAGGTGTTCTTATATTGAGAGACACATGGAAAGGACCGGAATTAAAGACTCAATTAATTAATAATATTGATGAGTTGATTGAAACTTTTGGTATTCCTGAAGAAGCAGTTACAGGTGTCCGTGGTCAATCTTATGAAGACATTATAGCAGGTGCAGGTTTTCTTCAATATGGAAGTAATTTGTATTGTACAAGAGTATTAGCTCCAAGTGCTACCTTTTCAGGAGCATATGGAACAGTTGTATCAGGTGGAACATTCACACAGTATGTTTCAGGAAATGCATATCAGTTATCTGATTTGGATTCTCAAGACCCTGATGAATTTGGTAATGAAGAAACCACATTCGATGTTGGAAGACCTGAAAATGGTTCAGAAATAGCATTTATTGCACAAAGTAGAGGGGAATGGGGAAATTACCTTCAAATTGCTATCGTTGGTAGAGATGTATATAATGGTGTTAGAGCAGGTACAGCAGCAGCAACATTAGGAATTTCAGCTACTCTATATGATGATCTTGATCAATCTGTAGATGCTGCTTTTAATACTGATAAACAATTCTTAATTTTAGTTAAAAGAGCTAAACAACAGAATATTACAAAGAGTCCTATACCTTATGAAGTGGTTGAGGCACATCTTGTAAGTTCTGATCCAACAGAAGTTAATGATGAAGGTGCTAATATTTTTGTTGAGAATTGGATTAACTCTAATTCTAATTATATTAGAGTTGCAACTACAGCAGCATTTAAGAATAAAAGCTATAAAAACAAATATCAAACCACTTATACTAATTTAGGTGGTGGTGTTAGAAGTCAAGGTGATTCAATTCTTGATGGTGATATTCAAGCAGCATTAGACCTTTATAGTGATCCTGAATCAATTGATGTTAATATCTTCATTGATAGTGGAAAGTCTGATACCATTAAAATATATATTAATACCATTTGCGAGTCAAGAGCAGATGCAGTAGGAGTATTGGATGTTACTAAGTCTTTAGTTGTTAATAATAAAGGAAATGAAGCAACTGATTGTAGAGACTATAGATTAAATACTTTAAATATCAATACATCTTATGTTGCTCTATATTCAAATTGGCTGAATGTATATGATAAATGGAATTCAAAATATAGGTGGGTTCCTGCATCAGGACATGTAGCAGGAATTTACGCAAATACGGATGATGTAAGTGAGCCTTGGTTTGCTCCTGCCGGTTTGAATAGAGGAATAATCAATCAAGTTAGAAAACTTGCATGGAATCCTGTTAAAGGTGAAAGAGATATTCTTTATAAGAACGGTCTTAATCCTATTGTTAGTTTTCCAGGACAGGGGAAAGTGGTTTGGGGTCAGAAGAACATGCTTGATAAATCTTCAGCATTCAATAGAGTGAATGTTAGAAGATTATTCATCATAGTTGGTAAGGCAGTTAGTACAGCATTAAAATACTTCTTGTTTGAACCTAATGATACTTTTACAAGATTGGCAATTATTAATATGATTGATCCATTCTTAAGAGATGTTGTTGCAAGAAGGGGCATATTTGATTATCTGATTGTTTGTGATGATAGAAATAATACTGCTGAAAGAATTGATAGAAACGAATTATGGTGTGATATTTATATCAAGCCTACAAGAACAGCAGAATTTATTGTCTTGAACCTGATTGCTACTAAAACGGGTGCAAGCTTTACAGAATTAGTTGCTGCATCAGCACCACAATAAAATAATGGGGGGTATATCCCCCCTTATATAGGAGATTGATATGAGCAGATTTGAAAACTTTCTTGAAGCTTGTGATGGTTCAGGAAAAATGGATGGAAAAGGAAAGAAGAAACAAAAAAGAAAAGGTAAAGATCAGATTATGGGATTAAAGGAGCATATAGATAATTTAAATGAAATGACTTCTGATACCCAAGAAGTAGCAGGATGGATGGCTAGATTGATAATGGCTGATAAGGATATGGCAACAAAAAAACTACAAAAGTTATTGCCATTAAAACAAGCTTCATTTGAGCCAGGAAAAGAATGGAATGATGCTTTTGGTACATTAGTTGGAGAAATAAATAGAGCTATTCAAAAAGCATTAAAAGCAGCAAAATAATATATAAATAGATATAAGGAGAAAAAAAAATGCCTGATGTAAGAGCGTTTAACATAGAAGCTTTCAAAGCAAGATTTGGAGATGGAGCAAAATCAAGTTTATTTTACTATCAACCACAATGGCCTGCAATAACACCTGATGTTAATCAACAGGATGCTATCTATATGGTTAAAACTGCTCAAATGCCTTCAACAGCTTTAGAGGAAGTTGTCTTAAATTGGCAGGGATTTGATTGGAAATTTCCGGGCAAACACACATATACGGATGTAGTAATTACATTCAATGTTGATATTAATGCTAAGATTAGAAACACATTCGAAAAATGGTCTAATCTATGCCATAACCCTGTAAATAACTTTTATTCAACTCATGACGTTTATATGGTTGATCAAAGATTACAGATGATTGGATATGAGGGACAAGTAATTCTTGAATTCGTACTTCATGATGCATGGCCTAAAGAAGTTTCACAAATTACAATGGATTATGCTTCAACAGAAATTGCTACCTTTGATGTAACATTTACTTACAGTTACCATGAATTAAGTTTTACAGAAACAGGTGGAGCACAATAATATATAATAAATATGTAAAAAGGAGAAAAAATGTCAGATAATAAACCTAAGTTTTATGATTTTGTTAATGTATATGATTTTACTTGTGAATTGCCGGGAAGTAAACAAACAATTCAATTTAAACCTGTAACAACAGGTCAAATCAAAAAGCTTCTCACATATGAGAATGAAACTAATTATGTAGTCCAAGAACAAGCACTTGATGAGTTAATATCATCAAGTGTTTTGACTGATGGATTTGATATAAGAGAACAATATATCTATGATAGAATGTTCCTCTTAATTGAAATCAGAAAAAAGACAAAGGGTGAAGTAATAGAAAGCAAGGTTACATGTTCTTCTTGTAATTCACAATTTTTAAATAGAACAAACCTTGATACCCTTGAAGTTATACAACTTGAAAATAAAGACAATGTTGTTATTGATTTGGACAAAGTAAAAGTTCATTTAAGACATATGAAAAGGAAGCATCAAATAGAAGATATAAAACCACAATTGTTTCCAAAGAATATGACAGAGCATCAGATAGCATATATGTTCCAAGTTGCCTTTCAAGCATGTGCAATAGATAAAATAGAAACACCTAATGGAATGGATGAAAACATTTCAATGAAGGATAGAATGTATTTTATTGAGCAGATGCCAATGGGTTTAATGGAGAAAATAAAAAATACTATTGATGATATGGCATTTGGAATTAAATTAGAAAATAAAGTTAAGTGTGTACATTGTGGTGCAGATCATTCGTATGAAGTTCCGATTCAGCAAAATTTTTTTGGATAATTAATCTGTGGGGATCATTTCAGAATATTTTAGAACAGCAATATGCACTTGCTAAGAAATGTAATATATCCCCTGTAGAAAGTAATATGTTAGCAGACTTTGAAAGAGAAATTTATGTAAATCTTTTAATAAGAGATATGGAAGAAGAACGAAAAGCTTTAGAGAAAAAATGATATGGCTAACACAGATACCGAATTAAAAAAACTTAATAAAACAGTAGATGATGCTGTTAATATTCTAAAGATATATGTTGGTAATTCTGCTCAAATTAAGAGTATGAATGAAAAGGAACGTCAAGCTATTAATAAATGGTTTGACGTTGTTACTGAAGAAGAAGAACAGCAGAAACAAAAAAGAAAATTTACTGAAAGATTAAGAGATGAAAACGGTAAATTCATAAAGAAACAAGATGATCAAGCCAAAAAGTTTTTGGGCATGGCAGGAATGGTGAAAGGCATGTTCAAAACAATGACTGTAGGTGTTGCTATGGGCATTGGTAAAATGGCTATGGGAATAAAGAATCATTTTCAGAATTTCTTTAGTGCTCTTAAATCACATTTTCTTGGTTTATTTGGAGAAGAATCTGAATGGTTTGAATTATTAGGTTCTATTAAAGACTCTATCAAAGGATTTGCAGTAGGAACATTCAAATTCTTTTTTTCTAAAACTCCAAAATGGGCAAGTAAAATGCTTAAGACATTAAGTGATATGTATAAGCTTCAAATAAAAGAAATGAAGATGGATTTTTTGGAAGGTTCTGGAAAGAAGAAAAAGGGTGATGTATGGACTACTCTTGGTATTATATTATTTACTATTGCAGCAGGACTTGGAGCATGGTTACATAGAAAGCTTATTGCAATAACATCTTCTATTCCTATTTTTGCCAAATTAGGAAATCTTTTTACAGGTCTTAAGAAAATACCTTTCTTTGCTAAGATAGGAGAATGGATTACTAAACTTAAAGGTTATTCTACTAAGTTTATGGATATCGCTAAAAAGATGCCTATACTTGGAAGAATTATAAAAGGACTTAAATTTGGATTCAAATGGTTAGGTTGGCCTGTAACTCTTTTAATGAGTATATTTGATTTTATAAAAGGATTTAAAGATACAGAAGGTACTCTTTGGGATAAAATCAAAGGTGGTTTATGGGAAGCACTTAAGGGATTTATAGAATTGCCTGTTAAATTCATTGGATGGTTAGTGGAAAAAGTAGCAGGATGGTTTGGTATAGAGATAGAAGGTGTTGCTGATAATATCATGAATAGTATTCAAGGATTCCTTGATTTTATATTAGATTTTAATCCTTTTGCTCCTATTATAGACTTCTTTGAAGGTTTTTTTGGTACTGAAGGAACATTCATGGAAAAAATAAAAGCAGGAGCAGATAATGTAATAAAAAATATTGGTGATAGAATAGATAAATGGTTTGGACCTATATTAGATTCAATTTCTTCTATTGTTTCAGGAGTTGCAGGTACAATTACTAATCTTTGGAATAAAATTTTTCCAGGAGAAGACTTACCAACTCCAACGGGTGGGGGTCAATTAAGAGTTGCTGTTCCTGATCCTTTTGGTAAAGCTGAACGTGAAAGAAGGAAACAAGAAATTTGGGATAGAGGTAATACACTTTCTCCTATTGATGCTGTAAATAAAACTGAATCAGCAAAAATTAAAAATAATGTTCAATCAGCAAAAAGTATGGAACAAGCTGTTGATGCCATAAAAGAAATGGAAAGAAATAGAAAATCTGATGTAACAAAAAATACACTTGCTGCTATGAGTCAAAACAATCAATCAGGTGGTGGTGGGGATGTAAAACAAATACCTGATGAGATAGATAATGGATTAGTATCGGTTAAAAACTATAGTGGGGAACTTGATTAATGGCAACTACATTATATAAAAGCAAAAGCATGAATACAGGTGGTATTAGATATCAGAGACCTATGAAACTTTCGCCTTGGTCATCTAAGATAGCAAGTGGCAAAAATGGTTCTGTATGGATAAGCATGACTCCAAAAAAAATATTAGATCAATTTTCTAAAGGAGCAGGTACAGTAGCCGTTCAAGAAATCAATACAGACTTCCTATTTCTTGCACCATTGAATTTAAATGAAAACATTGTACATCATTGGGAAGCATATGAATCAGTTGCTTCTAGGCTAGCTCAGAAGGTCAGATCAGCCGTTAAATTAGGTTCAGAAGTAAGAGGTATGGCTAATGTATTTGGAAGTGAAGCTAACCTTGCTGATGCTGTTAAAAATACATTTAGTTCTGCAACAGCAGATGAGGGAACAAGTATTGAACAGTATGTAAATAAGGTTTATAAAGCAGTTCCTGGCACAAGAATTCCCCCTATCAAAGTTGATACACCATTATATTATACAAATTCCGATAGAAGACAGATAGTATTTGAATTTCAATTATTTAGTGAATCAGTTCCGGGCACATCCCCTGAAGACATATTAATAAAGCCTGTTCAAGAATTAATGAAATATTCATCTCCTGATTTAATAAGTGATATTAATATAGAATTTCCTTATATGTGGAGTATAGAGACATATCCTAAAGCATTCATCAAATATACCACATGTGCATTAGTTGGTGTTCAACCTACATGGAATTCTCCATATGTAAATGGACTTCCTTCAAGTGTTAATCTTCAATTAACATTCATGGATATGAGTCCATTATATGCAAGTACAATTGAAAGTGGTAGTATTATTAATATTATAAGTAAAGAAGAATCTGATTCATATAAAGCATATGGAGTTACTTCTACAGCACCTAAAGTAACTCCAGGTGAAAAAGGTGGTGTTAGTGGTTTAAAAGGTGGTCTTTAAATCTAATTACTTTCAGGCATATATTTACTGATTTCATTCATGGGAATTTTACGAATGAATTTCACAAAATAATCAGCATTCCACCTATTTTCACTTTCTTCCCGTTTCAAATTCACTTCATAATATTGAGGAATTCCACCCGAAAAGATGGAATAGTGAACAGATGGATCAATATTCCTTCCTTTAATACCAAACTGTTTAAAATAATCCCATGCTTCACAGAAAGTTTCAAACAACCAACGCATACCATCACTTCTCCAACAGGAATCATGGTCTGATTTTTGTTCAAATCTGATTTCTTCTTGTGTATTAAGTGCTTTCGTTAAACACATAATTTCATCTGAAACATCTTTGTAAAGAACCTTAGTATAGTTGTGAGGTCGATGAAACAAGAGAAAGATGCTTTTTCTAAAAGACCTTTCTTTCCTTACTTTATCATTTCCATTTTCATCATATCCATAATCATGCCAAGCTAAATCAATAGTCATTCCCAAACCACAATTCATTGCTGAAAAACGGGGCAACATTGCTTCAACAGTTTGCGTAATAAACCATTCATAGTTATTTGATTCCATGATATTCTCCTTTAGCTACCCATAATTAATTTTGTGATTTTGTTTCCTTCAACATCAACATCCACAACATCAACATCTTCAAGGTATATATGATGATAATCCTTTGTCTCAATAATCATTCGATTTGCTATAACACATATATCAAGCCAAGTAGGATTTTCATAAACACCTGAATCAAATGTTTCATATGAATTGAAAAAAACCACTTTTCCTTTAATAGGGATTTCGTTTAGATTATCAACAGGATTATCCCATTCATCATAATCATATGCTGAATAGATAACATATATTTCTTCACAGAAGGACTTAATTTTGGCATCAATTTTATCTTGCATTGCATTCAATGCTTCATCATAAGCTTTTGTCAAGCCTGACATTTTTTTATTCTCCTTTATGGCAGGGTAGGTAGGATTTGAACCCACAACTCTTGAATTTGGAGTCCAAGGCTTTGCATTAAGCTACTACCCTGCATTTTAGTATTTAATCAATCATGAAATCATCTTCATTAAAAGTGAAGCTTGAGGTAAGGGTGCTCAAACCCTTCTGATTCAAGTCACTTCCACTTCCAAAATGAATTGACTGAAATCGAACTTCTTCTTCATCACGATCATTAAAAATCCTGATGGATTTATGATGATTGATGTATTCAGTCAATGCCTGATAAGCACCATAGCGTGTTCCCCTAACACCTGCAATATCACTTCCATATCCATTGACAAGACAATCAATGAAAATTTCAACCTGATTTTCAAGGGTAACTTCAGCACGTTTGGTTTTAGGAGCAGGAAAAAGACCACGAAACCAATCAACTGCTTCTTGCTGACTCATATTTTGAGCAACAAGACGTTCCATTTTTTTGTCAAAAATAGCGATTTCTTTCTTGAAATGCTTGATCATATTTTTGACAACCTGCATACGATTTGCAACATTTTTCGTATGACGCAAATTGTAAACCTTCTTGGAAGGATTAGCAACAGTTTGTGAAATCCTACGGGTAGTGGTAGCATGACCTGCAACACCATGAGAACCATCAAAAGCATTCATCATGATAAAATTCAAGTCAATAGGGTCTCCTTCAACATATTCACGATCAGCAATTTTGAAGGAAATACCCATAACAGAACTACCGAACATCTTGAAAACACCATTGATATGACCATCTGTTGCTTCAAGCATAGATTCAGCAAGTTCATAAATTGCTTCAGGCTGAACAGGTTCCCATCCTTTACCAACAGTACCAAGATATTCCTGATTGTCAGTACGGACAATACCTACATGATTAGGAGCATCAATCCCCTGATCAGTAACCAAAGCTTGTTTTTCAACAGTAAAATTGTGTCCTGCTTCATTCATGGCAAAAGTGGTATCAGTCGTTTCAAGTTCTGTCATAAACATAGCGTTTCTCCTTTAAGTTAAGGTTTTATTTAATCTGAAATAATTATTATATTAATCTTTATCCTTTGTCAACAGTTTTTTTCATTGAATATGAAAATTTCTTTTCTTTTTTTTCCAACTGTAAATATGTTGAATCCTTCAGGTATCGGTTTATTCCATCCATTTTTTCTTGCTTGAGATACCGATTTAAAGATACCTGCTTGATGCATGATATTTGCCATTGTCCAATGAGGTTCTATTATAATGAAGTGATCTCCTTCATCAAAAGGACCAAAAAAAAGTTCCATGTCTTTATCTGATATTGGCGTTATGAAGTTCATTTTTTATAGAATCCATTTCTGCTTGAAAGCATTTATCACAAACTGAATGAGAAACACCACTTACACCTTCACCATCTTTCTCACCCATGTCCTTACCACAATATGAACATTTTATTTTAATTATCGTTTTCATACCACATATCATAAGCAATGTCTATGCCAAAAAT